TCTGGTCCGCCTTCTCGTCTCGGGCCGACAGCACCAGGCTGCCCACCTCGCCGTAGACGCCGTGGGAGACCAGGGCCGTGCCCAGCAGGTGCCCGCGAGCGTGGCTCACGTGCAGGCCGTCCGGTGCCCGGCGGACCTTCACGTGCTCCCGCAGCGTGCGGAACTCGATCGAGCACTCCTGGATGATCTTCTCGATCACCAGCGTTCGTGCCTCCTGGGCGTTGCCGGTGGAGGCGAAGCGCATCGTGGCGTAGCTGCCGTCGTTGAGGTCCTCCACCTGACGGGCGCATCCGACCACCGGCCCGTTGTGCTCGTTCCAGAGCACGATCCGGGTGGGAGCCTTGACCGCGGCCGCGAACGCCCCGCGCTCGAACTGCTCCCACAGGTCGACTCCCAGGCGGGCTTCCCGGTCGTACGGGACCATGCGCATCCGAACCTCGCCGGAGTCGTCGGCCACGTCGACCACCTCGGCGGAGCGCCACTGCGGAACGAGGAACCGCTTCGGCAGCTCGATCGTCTGGGTGCTCACTTCTTCGTCGCCGCCTTCCGCGCGGGCGTCTTGGCCTTGCGGGCTTCCGCGGCGGCCGCGGGGTCGGTGGCGCCGTCGTCGTAGTCGTACCGCTTCTTCGAGACCGCCGGGGGCGGCACTGCCGTAGGACGGCGCCGGACTTTGGGCATCACGCTGCTCCTGTCTGGTCGGGTACTGCCTGAAGGGAGGGCTGGGGGATTGGCTGGACGACGGGCGCGATCGGGTCCTTCTGGAACGCGGAGATGTCGACCTGGACGACCTGCGACAGCGGCGCCAGGGCCGACAGCGCGTCCTCGACCTCGGAGATCCACGCGGCCAGCCCGAACGCCCGCAGCCGGTCCCAGGTGTCCGAGACGTTCACGTAGGTCGAGGAGTTCGAGAGGCTGACGCCGAGGACCTCCGGTGGCAGGCCGAACGCCATCGCCACGTCCCCGATCGACATCCGCATGATCGCGACCGCCTCGGCGTCCACCGGGGAGAAGCTGATCGGGTGGAACTCGGTGGTGCTGTTCAGCACGGCGATCGAGCGCCGGTCCCCGCCGTGCGCGGCCAGCCACTTCGACTTCAGCTCGTCGGCCTGGGCCTGCTGGAGCCCCGGCGTCATGGTCCTGAGGTAGCCGGACGGCACGCCTGAGCGGAAGGTCCCCGCCGTGTACGAGGCGATCGAGGAGGACAGCTCGAACGCCGAGGGGGAGAGCCCGAACACACCCAGGACGGTCCCGTCCTCCAGAACCGGTGACAGCGGGTTACGCATAACGCATATCCGGTACTCAGCGTCGCCGATGAACGCCGAGCCCTCGCGGTTGAACTCGATCGACTCGTTCCCGACGCCGAGCACCCAGTTGCCGTCGGAGTTGATCGACAGCGCGCCGGGGTGGACCTGGCGCATCGTGCCGGCGACCGGCTCCCCGGTGGCCGAGGGGTTGAACACGAACGCCCCGATGCCGTACCAGATGCAGGAGCGCAGCACCTCCCGGAAGAACCCCGAGCGGGTGAGCCGCCTCGTGTGCGGGAACGCGGCCAGCCCGTCGACCAGGCGGGCGTCCGGACGCAGCAGCATCGGATCGGCCAGCCACCGCGGCGTCGGCAGCGACTCCCCGGTGGAGACGTCCTGGAGCCGGTACGGCTGCGACGTCAGGGGCCCAACGATCAGGTTCGTCGCCCTCGTGGTGACCGGGAGCTGCTCGGGGCTGCTACCGGGCCCGGTGTGCAGCACGGCCGGCCACTGGTCGCTGCCCACGTAGTAGATGCCCTCGGCGCCGGCGACGCTCATGTCCCCGGTGAAGCGGTCCCACATCCCGCGCTGCTCAGGCTGCTCAGGCTGTCGGGAACGTCCGAAGAGAAGCTCGAGCAGGGACCGGCGCGCCATCAGGGACCTCCCGTGGAACGGCAAAGGGAGACCGGACACTCGGCCAACCGCCACGCTACCGCGCGTCACCGACAAGGTGACGCAGCGTCGCCGCTGGGGGTGTCGCGAGCTAGTAATGAAAGGTCAGTAGGTACGGAGGTACGGAGGTACGGAGGTACGGAGGTACGGAGGTCAGAAGACCGCGGGTACCTCGGGGACGGCCTTGGCCTGGGCGACGGCCCACACGAGCGCCTTGACCGCGTCGGCGCGGCGCTTGGAGACCAGTCGCGGCCCGTCCGGCGCCGGCTGGGTGCGAAGGGCCATCACCTGCGTCGTCAGCTCCTGCGCGTCGGCGTGCCGCAGGGCACCCTCGGACACCAGCCGGCCGAGTTCCTTCACCGCGGCCTGGGTGGTGCCCTGGGCGGGCTCGTGCCACAGCGCGCCGAGCGCGGGCTCGACGGCCAGCAGGGACTTCCCGACCTGCACCGGGGCGGTCGTGCCGTACGAGGCGGCCATCGCCGCCGCGAGGGCCGCCGTGGCGTGGCTGGTCGAGGTGACCGTGACCAGCCCGGCCCGGTTCCACGCGGCCAGCACCGAGACGCCGTCCGAGAACCATCCCTCCACGGCCACGGTGTCCGGCGGGCCGGGCGGGACGGAGACGACCTCGATCGCCTCCCAGGCGTCCACGGTGACGACCGGGGTTCCCGGTGGCGGGCGCTCGATGTCCCGCAGCAGCCACATGTTCAGGTACTGGCTTCGGAAGGACGCCATCGGGTCCTGGTCGTCGAACTCCAGGTCCACCTCGCCGCGCAGGGCAGCCGCGTACTTGTCCCGCAGCATCTCCTCCCGGTCCGGCGTCCAGTGCGGCGAGGCGCCGCGCCAGACTTCCGGGTCGGACTCGTCGGAGCCGGCCGGGGCACCCCAGAGCAAGAGCAGGGTCTTTCCGTCCTCGCCCGCAAGGGCGGCCGAGATCTTCGTGCGCATCAGCGACGTGGCGCGCCGGTGAGCGGTCGAGGTGAGCACGGACTGCGGTGAGACCCGCTCCAGGGTGGAGGGCTCCAGCCCGTCGGTGAACACCTCCGGATCGACGTCCCAGGCCTCGTCGACGTACCCGAGTGTGACGTCGTACCCGTACACCGCGGCGGTCGAGCGGACCAGCCAGCGGTGGACGGCGTCGTTGATGACTTCCTCCTGCCCGACGCCCTTGGAGACCTTCCAGCCGGCGGTGGCCCGCTCGGCGGCCCACCGCCAGGCCTTGCGGTGGATCTCGCGGACCACGGCCACATCACGCCCGGTGTGCAGGACGATCTGGGCCTCGTTGAATAGTTCCGGGTGCGCGATCCGCCACAATGCCATCGCCCGCAGCCGGGAACTCTTCCCGGAGCGCCGCGGGGTCGTTTCCAGGACCGTCTTCCACAGCAGCAGGCCTTCGGCGTCGTGTTCGAGCTGCCGGTACATCGCGTACCGCTGCCACCAGCGCAGTCCTCTGGGTAGCTCTCCCTTCAGTTCCCGCTCGATCCACTCGCAGGCCTCGGGCCCGTACGTCCCGACCGCCTCGGGGTGGACCGGCGTCACCGCCAAAGGAGGGTTCGCATTGTCCGGGATGATGAGAATGTCTTCCAGCCATTCCGGACAATTCGTTGTGAAGAATGTCCAGCTTAGGTCATCTCGGAGCTTTGTATGTATTTCTTGGACAGTGCGGCGATTCCCAGGAGGAGGCCCCCCCAGAGAAAGCTCCAGCCGCTGCTGGCCTACGATCCGTTCGGATCGTGCCTCGCGCTTCGCCTTCGCGATGACCGCGGCCTGCCCGCCGGCCGACCCGCAGCCCTGGTGCTCGACCTGCCAGTTGCTCGGCACCCACGTCAGATCCGGACGCTCCGCCCGGCTGACGATGTGGCCCACCTGCCACGCCTGCTCCGGTCGCACCGGGCGCCGGCACACCCCGCAGGGCTGCGGCAGACTCAGCGCCATCCGCGCGCGGATCTCCTGCACCACCCGGCCCGACCACGGCCTCACCTCCGGCGCCGGCGTGCCGTCCTTCCCGCGCCGGATGTACTTACCCCGGCTCACAGCGCGTCACTCATGGTCACAGTTTGCATCTGTCGTGCTCACAGGTCATCGACCACGTCTTCGACCCGGCGAGGTGGCGCGCCGGCCGCGTGACGTCCTGCGCGGCATCCTTCGGCCACGAGTCGACGCTGGAATCGCACCGTGGTGGCCCACTCGACATGACGCGCGGCCCTGCGCTCACGCATCCCGGTCTCGCTGACGTCGTACGCCGCGCCGGATCCGTGGGCGAGCCCCACCCTGGGGAGAAGCGAGGCGGGCCTGGTGTCCAGCCAGCGCAGGCTCTCCTCCCAGCACGGGCCGCACAGCGGTACGGGCGTGGGCCTTTGTCGACTAGCGGTGGTGGACGGCTCGCTTGCGTCGTAGAGGTCGAGGACGGGCTGATGCCACGCAGGCATCAGATGGTTCCGGCCGCACCGAAGTCGGGGAATGGGTTCACGCCGTCCGCTCGTCCCCACAGGTGCAGCGCGTACCGGTGGATGTTCACGTGCGACGTGGGCGGGGCGAACACCTGGAACGCCCACCCGTTCGATCCCCACACGGCCGAGCGCAGCACGACCAGCTCGTCATAGGTCGGCAGCCGATCGTCGTAGCACCACGAGGCGTGCACCCACTCGATCCCGTCGTCCTGCCTGGCCGTGGTCACGATCACCGAGCCGGAGCGATCCATCCGGACCAGGCACCAGCCATCAGGACCGAACCGCTGCGGGGTACCCCACTCCGTACGCCCCAGGACCCGCCGGATCCGCAGAGGGTGACCCGCGCTCATGACTGTGTGTGGTCATCAGTCGACCGCGGTATCCAGGCGTAGCCGACGCTTCGGTTCGTCATCCGATCCCACAGGTCGCCGCGGCCGAGGCGGTGCAGGCTGGAGTAGATGCCGCGTGGTGCGACGCCGATGTGGTCGCTGATCGTGGGGACGTCGGTGACGCCCTGGTCGAGCAGTGTCCCGATGAGCCGGATCGCGTCCGCCCAGATGACCTGAGAGCGTGCGGTCCGCGGCCGCGGCTGGACTCGGTCGCGGTTCGT